GTCGAATGGAACAAGACCTTCGTCAACATGAACGATCTGAATATAATTCTGAATGAAATATATCGGATCTTCTTGACACTTCATGTACTCTTTTACTTGTTCTTCAGTAAAATTAACTTGTACATTAGATCGTTTTAAATTTGGGTTACCATAGTAGGTATCAACAGTTTCTACCATTTAGAATACCAATTTAAATCCTGCTGCGTATGTATTGTCATCTGAATCACGATCTCTTTCTAGTTCTACAAATAATTTTGCATTTTTACCCAATCCTTTTTCTACACCTAATGCTAAAAATCCATCATCATTGGCTGTATTGGTATCACCAACAGCCGCAAGAACAGATAGATCACCTCCTAGTTTGTAGTTAGCGGAAAGTTCAACTGCTTTTACATCTGCGGAACTTTTTTGTTTCAATACAGAATATGTTGATCCTAGAGATAGATTTTTCACAAAAGGAACTTTAAGTGTATAACCTAATCCATAGTAATCTTTACTGTTTACATCATCTGATGCAAGAACAACACCTATGCCATTCCATAATGCACCCATTTCTGAGAAATCAATGCCATCATTACTGTTTGATTTACTTTGAGCGAGAAATGCAACGTCAGCGCCCATGAATTTTCTTTCAAATTTTAAAGTTTCAGATATTTTACTTCCGGGTGCTTGTAAAGAACCACCACCAACTACTGTAAAGATATCAGAATTACCACTTACAAACTCATCAAAAATACTTCTTACTCGGCCAATACTAATTGAACCAATACCTTTGTGATTTAGACCGATATATCCATATCGTCCACTCACAGTACTATCAGCACCACTTGCATTGAGATCGACACCTAGTTCGATTTTACCGAAGAAACTCAATTGGTCATTCAATTTTTGTGTACCTTTGATACCCACACGACTTGCTTTACTTTTCCATTGTAATTCATCTGTAGATTTAGTACCATCTTGACCATACATAGTACCTTGTCCATATAATTTAATTTCTGCACTTGCTACAATCGGAGCGAGTATCATAGCCCCTATAACAAAAATTGATGTTGCCAGTTTTTTAAACATTTACTTCTCCTTAAAAAAAGTTATTTGTTATCATTTTGAATCTTTTCATAATACAGAACTGCTTCTTTGACTCTTTCAGGAAGTTTATTGAAACCTTTATCTTCCTTCTTGAGTGAATCTATGTGATATCTTTTTGCAGCCCAGTCTAATGCATTGTCGAACTTTCTATTAAACCATGCACCCATTTTAGTATCTTCCCACCACTCATAAAATGTAGAACCTACAACTGCACTTAATATGCTAAGTGTAATCCACGTTATCATGTTGTTTATACCTCTTGTTTTGATTTAAAGTCTGCGATTGCAGTTTTAATAGCGTCCTCTGCTAAAACGGAACAATGAATTTTTACTGGGGGTAAATTTAATTCTTCTACGATTTGTGTATTTTGTATTTCATCTGCTTGATCGATTGTTTTTCCTTTCAACCATTCAGTTGCGAGTGAACTTGATGCGATTGCACTACCACAACCAAAAGTTTTGAATCTTGCATCTTCAATCAATCCATTCTCTCCTACTTGTATTTGTAACTTCATTACATCACCACATTCTGGTGCACCAACAATACCTGTGCCAACATTTGAATCTAATTTATTTAGTGATCCTACATTTCTAGGATTATTGTAATGATCAACTACTTTGTCGCTATAGGCCATATTAGTCCTCTATAAATTTTGTATCGCTTTTCCATACGTTTTTAAGTTTACTTGAATATTCTTCTATAGAATGATCAGAGAACCAGTCAATTGAACCTTTGATTAAATCACGAAAGAACCCTGATACTTTATCTTTGAATCTACTCCAATTTGATAGTCTTGCAACTTTTCCATTACTTGTAATATACTGTCTTACTCCATGATGTTTGAATCGTATTCGTGAAGGAACACAAGTAACAATATCATTATTATTTACAAATCGTTTGTGTGGTATATTAGAAATAGAATTAATAAAATTTTTACCACCACATCTTGGTGATCCATATGTGTATATTTTTATACTGTTATCAAAAACTTGATCAACTCTTGATGCAAATATAGTTGCCATGGCTGCACCTAGAGAGTGTCCACAAATCCAGACAGTTCTATGACCATCTTCGATTGTTCTTTTAAAACGACTTTGAAGTTTTTTCCATAACTTATCTACTTCTTCTTTGAATCCTTCATGAACATACCCTTCACCAGACATAGATTTTTCTTTTGTGATTTCTAAGTCAGCAGAAATATCACTAAACTTGTCTGGTTCTGTTCCACGAAATGCAACAATAATATGATCATCATTCCATACCATATGACATTGAGCACCTTCTACACTATAGTAGTTATGACTTTTAAATCCAACTTTTGCATATTCTCTTTTTGCAACAGTAGATGCTTTGTATGCAAGTGCTGAACATTCTGCAAAAAAATAATCTATCTTTTTAGGATCATCATATATAAAATCAAGGTTTTCTATGTCTGTGAAGTATGGTCTACTTTTTGGCATTGGTTACTCCATTTCCATTGTCTTTGAATATAACTTTTTCTAGTTTTAGTGTTTCTATTCTTGTATTTGGTACATATCTCCAACGATATGTGTGATCGTCATCTGATAATTGAAATATAGTTTGTTTTGCACCTATACTTATGATTAATGCTTTCTTTCCATCTAAAACTACTTGATCGCCTTGATTGAAATCTTTACTTAATTTAAACTTCATACCTTTTACAAAAGAGGTTGCGAAGTCTCGAATAGCAAGTACGACAATAATACTTATAATTGCTGTAGCCCAAGTTAATAATGATGGACTAATCTCTATCGGTGGAATTGGATTCATTTTTATTTCCCTTTATCAATTTTTGTAATTCATTTGTACTTCCAACAAACACAGCATTTTCTATGGCGTTTGTCACGTTATTTGGTATACTTTTAGAATCTCTCAAATCTTGCATTTTCTTTTGTAAGTCGATAAGTTGTGTGTTGACTTCTGAAACATTTTTTATCAACTGTGCAGCCACTTCATATGCTCTAGGGTGTTCACTTTCTTTTGCAAAATCAAGTATGCCATCTATTGCTTCTTGACCTTTTTCTATTAAATCGTAATAGTTTTTTCTACTCTCTACATAATCATTACTTATATCAATAGACGGATCTTGTACTTTTGCAATCTCTTTTGTTTTTATAGGTATGATTTTGTTTGATTCAAACTCAATATCTAATGCATCACTTATTTGTTCATTTCTTTCATTTTCACTCATAATTTAATTCCTATGAAGGATCAGTTTCATTATAATTATCTTCACCTGTCTGACCTAGAAAGAAATCAGTTCTTGTTGTTGTGTATCCATAATCATCATCTGCATCAGCAGTAGTTGGATTTGGTACAACAACATGGCGAATAAGTTCTTTTCCGGGTTCAGTTGTTGTTCTACTTTCTGGTGTAGTATCAGCAGTTTGTGGGTAAGATTGAACAGTAACTTTCTTAATGAGTCCAGTTTCATTTGTCGGACTGTATAGAAATGCTTTTGCAGTAAATGTTAATGTCCATGTGAGAACTCGTCTAGTATCAAAGTTACCTTCATACTCATCTTCATTTGTTACACTATTTAATATAATAGGAACATCAGTAGTTATTCCTAAATCATCATACATATCTTTCAATGTTATATTAAACTCTGGTGTAAAGTATGGAAGTATCTGTTCAATGATTTGTAGACCATCATCAGTATTCTTGACCATGCAATATAGATTGAAGTCAAGATTATAAGGAACTCTTTCGTATTGCCATTTTACACGACTAACATCAGTTCCTACTTTTTGAAATTTATTAAGTGTGTTTAGTTTTCTGGCTGCATCATACGCAAGACCTGTAAACTCAAATCCTATTCGAGGAAGTGTCATTTGTACTTCTGTACCATCATCAGAGATTGAACTGTCTTGATTTATACGAACAATAAACTTTTCTTTAGGTCCATATGCAAAAGGAACTCTACCTTTTGATATAACTGTTCCAGAAGAATTTTTTCTTTGAATGTAGATTTCATTGAATAGTGTTCCAAATCCAACGACTACTTTTCGTAATGTTTCATGATAGAAAGTTGTACCTAACATACTAAATCTCCAAATTATCTAGATTACCAAACTCACCAAATGGGTTGCCTTCTGTAAAGTCAAGTACGGAATCTGCTTTTGTTTCAAAATCTGAACCATCATCTGATGCAATATTTCCTGTTTCGTCTGTAACTGTAAATACTGCGTATGCAGCTGCGCTTGATGCACCAGTTACTAATGATTCAACATCTTCTATCTGTAAAATATCTCCATCTTCCATGAGTACTCTATCCTCATCATCAAGTGTATCGTTTAATAGAATGTGCATATCTGTTGCGTCTTTAAACTCACCTGTTTGCACTTGTACTTTAAGTGTTCTATCATCACCATCCCAAAAAACAACTTTACCTGTTGCAGTTGCAGTCGCTTGTGTTGCACCTTGATATACAATCTCATCAACAGTAAAGTTGCCAGAAGGAGTACCCTCTGATAACATGAAACTTGTTGTAAGATGTTCGATTTGTAATTTATCACCAGTAAGATATACATCTGTGCTTCCATCTTCTTGTCGTATCTCATCACCCAAGAATACAAGTTTCTTGAGAACTCCACTTTCTTTCTCAACAGAATCAATCTCTGCAATACCAACATCAATTGTTTCTTGTGAGTATCTAAAGAGGTCGCAACTGATTTGATAAGTATGAAGTTTACCTAACTGATAGAATGGGTTTTCGTGTTCTACGAATTTAATCTCGAATAGACCTTGACTTAATGGAAAATAAATCAAATCACCTTCGAGAGGAATTGTATTTGTTGTAATCGTTTCTTCAAATCTTCTTCTTGCGATTGCAAATGTAATACTATCACGAATCTCTAATCCAAATCTTCCGACAAAATCACCTTCGCCTTCAAAGCCATCTACATTTTGAATGTATGCTTCGATAGAAAATGCTTGTTCGTATTTTTGAGTCGGATCTTCACCGAAGATTGGATCTTCATTTACTGCGGCACGTGGAATATAATAGACATCATGTCCATACATTCTAATAGACTCGATAGTAAGTTCTTCTATCAGTCTTTGTTCTTCGGTAACTGCAAGATTGTTTATGAAAGTATTAGTGGCCATTTTTTACCCTACCATGAAGTCAACAGGAAGTTCATGATTTAAACTCATCTGTTCTTTTATCCTTTGAATCTCCTCTTTGGCATCATCAACAATTTGTCTACCATTTAAAGTAGCACCTCCGGGTAATTGTATGCCATCAAACTTACTTAGATTTGTACCCCATTGAAGTTTGAACAATGCAGTAGTATATTCTTTGAGAAACATATCGTTATATATTTCTGTATATGTATTTGGGTCTAATCTACGAAATGATTCAATGATAATATAGTTATCTGCTTTTAAATCTGTTCCCCATTCAAATCCATTAATGTATAATCTATTTTGTTTTCGATTAAACTCGATTGGGTGTTCACCTGCAAATAACATATCTAACATTCTCATATGTTTCATTACTGTATCGTAGTATTGAATGGAAACACTTGAGAAATCATAAAATTCATTTAAACGTAATTGATATCGAACATCAAACATATTGATTGTACTTGCGTCACTAATAGGAAGAACTCTAGTAACACTAACAACAGGGTCGG